ATAAGTGTTATTAGCCTGGGCCAATGCATCTACATCTAAAGTTACTTGGGTAATAACCTCATCACCTGTAAGAGTAGTTGGGTAAGTTTTTGAATTTGGTGGAATGAGTCTTTTAACAGAAGGGCCAATTTTTGGTTTCTTTTCTATAAAAAATTCCCATTCATAAGGGACTGAAGATAGGGCTGTACCTCCATTGGATAAAAATTTTCCAACCCATCGATATTGTTGTCCTGCAAAAATATATACTTCTTGATCACCAGCAAATTGGAATGAGCCTGTATTGAAATATTTCCATAACCATAACATAGAAGTTATAGTATTGGATTTAGCATTTTTATCTATAAGATCAGCATCAGCTTGGTTAATGTCGGGAGCCTTAGTTTCAATAAAAGAAAGAGATCCTTTATCTATAGGAACGTTCGTTTTTAAAGATTCTACAACATCACCTAAACTAATAAGAGTAATGTCTATATCATATGAACCATCATCATTAAATGTCCATGAAAAATTTGATACTTTACATAATAAACCATCATAATTTCCTTCATAGTCACTTCTAAAGCCTTCTATAAGATCAGCATATTGTTTATGGGAAGTATTATCAGATTTAAAAAATCCATCTTCTATAAGAGTAGAACCCATTTTTTTTGTAACTAAATTGTCACCTTCTTTAGTAACATATATACTATTTCCCCACTCAAGAAGAACAGTATATCCTAATCTTAGATACAGATAATCAATTATGCCAAATTGTTGTTTATTGTGTGCTTTTAACTTTACTGAGGCTTTTTTTATAGAGCCTCTATTTAGAGCTTTTATATCAGCACTTATAATGCCTGGCATTGGAGAATAACCATATTCTCCATAAGTATAAGAGCTATTTACAGTGTCTTGAGTAGAAGGCATAAAACCTTCTCTTTGGGTAAGTTTTCCACTTGAATATTCTGAAAAACCAGAATATAAAACATATTTTTTAGCTAAATCTGAGCCGGGAAGTACATTAGTAACACCTATATCATTAAGTCTAGCTTGGCTAACTTTAACTCCAGATGCTAATTTAATCCAAGAAGTATTTGAGTTTAAGAGAGAAATAATATTAGTATCTCTTATAGGTTGAGTTGAATCTGCAACTCCGGAACCATGTAGTTCTTGGCGGTTTTTAATTTGTTTAATAACATAATCTTCTAATGCTTCTCCTATAATATCTGGCATAACTTATCACAAATTTACTGGTTTATCATATTATACATAGATAATATTTCAGAAGTTCGTGTTGGGGAAGGGATTCTAATTTGTATTCCTGATGGAGGAATTAAAGAATCAAATGTTAATCCTGTATTTGCGGAAGGAATAACCCACCATAAGGAAGAATCTCCATAATAAAAACTAGCTAAAATATCATATCTATCGCCTTTAGTAGTATATACAAAAATATCTGAGAATCCAAGGGGAATTGAAGGGTACTTTGTAGTTGTGTACATAGGAGTTTGGGTTCCTTCTAAAGCTGTTGTGGGAATATATTGGTATCTGTTTATAGAAAATTATTAGTTAAATGATTATATCACACAGCAAATCCTATAGCTTTAAAATTTTCTAGAAATTTTTCTAAATCAAGTTCAGTAGAAGTAGGAGGTTCATTAGAAATTACTGGGTCTTGTCCTGGGACTGTAGTAGTAATTCTAGTTTTAATAGGGTCAATATATTTTTTATTAACATTTCCTTCAAGATTTTTGATTATTTCTGGTCGGAATGTATGGATAGGAATAAATTTAAACCCAGTTACTTTTATCATGTGTGGTAAACGACGTGGAAAATCTTGGTTTGCTTTTTCATCTAAAGTATATGCAGTTCCATCATTTTTAATTGATATTTCCCATGGGGATTCTTCAGGAACATCAAATGTTAGTGAAGTAATAACTCCCGGTTGATTCACTATGTAATCTCCTACAGTTAAATAAGCTATATTCCCTGCCATATATTCAGTAAGACCATCCTGTCCTGGGAGGTATTCGGGGGCAAGTGATGAGGCTAGAAAATTTAATTTATCATACATTACTGAGAGTTCATCTTTGGATTGGGCTGCTACAGTGAATGCAAGAGAAATATCTCTGTCAAATCCTTTATATTTATAGAATTTTTCTGCTCTACCCATATACTCAATTTTACCCCAATCAGCACTATATGAATCCGAAAATGAATCTATAAACGCTCTAAAATGAATGAATTTTTTAACATTTCCTCCTCCATTGTTTAATATTGCTATATTGAAAGGAATAAGGTCATTTAATAAAGAACTATCTGTTGGAAGTTCATCATCTTTACTTTGATATATAGGATATGCTGTTACTTTATCGGTTGGAACAGATGGAACTCCTTCTACTAATATTTTTCCTCGAGTATAATTAGAAACATTACCACTTTGGCCTGGGTTGCCTAGGTTAAAATTTTTCTCAATGTTATTGGTAGTTGAATAATCCTTTGTTGCTCCTATTATACTTCTTATCCTAAAAGGTAATTTATTTCTAAAATCTTCTCTAATTTTGGAATTTAATCCTGTGGATGGTAATCTAGATTCAGTAAAAAAATCATTTATAGACCAAGAATAATCTGTTGGTTGGATTGTTCTTGATGGGAGACCTTTATTATCGGTTGCAAATTGGATTCTAGTTACTCCTATTCCTAAGGGGGCTCCAGGACCAGCTGCGTATACTCTAAGGTTATTTTCTTTTAAGGACTCAGAATAAAGGATAATTTGTTTCTTTTGGAAAAGTTCGAGTAACCTATTTTTAGTCTTTAAATCTTTTTGTTTGTTTTTGATATTAAAACTAACTTCAAAATCACCCGATTTTAAATCTTTTTTAATTTGTTTTTCTATTTCCTCAGAATAAGTTCTTGGAGATAAACCAAAAACATTAGGTAAAAGACCTGTTGGATCTATTCCTTGTTTTCTTACATGGATGCCTATAAACCCTACTCCTGCTTGCAGTAAAGTGGATAATGGGGTGTATATTCCTTCGTTTAAAATTCCACTAGTTTCTGTTCTTGGGGCAACTAAAGAAAGGAGATTTTGTTTTGCTATGAAAAGTAAACCACTAGGTGATTTAAAATCAAACATGTATTTTGTTAACCTAGCAACATCCTCAGCAGCATTTATTGGAGCTCTTAAACCACCCCGTAATAAAAAATCATTATCAAATTGGCTAAGGACCCCGGGGGCTTCAATTATTGGATTTTGAATATATGGTTGATTGCTACTTCCACCGCCTGGTCTATCTTTGCCAAACTTGAGTGATTTCAGTGCGGTGTCACCGTTTTGTAATTTAATTAAAAGCCCCATATAAAAATATTATTCAGGTGGATTATCCAAGTAACGTGGAGGAGTAACTCCGTTCAAATCAAGTAATGATGGAGTTGGAAATCCTAACAGGTTTGGAGTACCATTAATTGAATACTGGTAGTGTAATGTTGATTGGGGGTTAGATAAGTCTGCGTTTGGTGGGGTTTGCCCATCAAATTCACTTAACTGTGAACCTTGGTTTTGGAGTTGATCTTTTAGTCCCATAGTTTATTTTATTATAAATATTAATTGTTATTGGACTTTGTAACTATTTTTATTCATTTCATTAGAATCAACATCAGGGTTTTTACCTGTAGTTGCTTCTATAACCTTAACACCATCGATTGCTACTGAAACAGGTCGGGAAGCTAATGCTCTGATTTCTGCTATTAAAGGAGTTAAGTCCATAGAAGGAGATGAACCCCCACCCCCAGATTTGTTTCCTTTTTTACCAAATAAATTAGTTCCTGCTATGACTGAATCTTCTTTATCTAATTGGATAGAGCCTTTTTCTCCAGAAACAATCATACCTCCTTTAGGGTCAATGGCTCCATCTTTCATTTGGGAATAAACCAAAGCTCCCACTCCTGCTGCTGCCGCTAATCCAATAGCAGCCATAAATGGATTAGCTATTGCCCAAGCAGCAGCATATGCCACGGCTTTAACTACCATTATTGAAAGTGAGGCTATAGATTTTGCAAAGCTAGCTAATAAGACAGTTCCTACTACAGTAGATATTCCTATGAATATTCCCTTTAACATTGTAGCGTTTTGTAATAACCCAGTTAACCATTTAGCTATTCCCATAGCAGGTCCAGCTAAAAAATCAGACATTATTGATTTTAATTTTTCAACACTTTGATTAAATTTATCTTGTTCAGAAACACGTTCAAGGGCTGCTTGAGCCTCTTCTTCACTTCCCAAAGAACGTTCAAGCATATTTACTTTATCTTGATCTCCTTGTTGTTTGGCTAGTTCAATTTGTTCTTCTAGTTGAGCTCTAGTTTCATCCCCAAGTTTAGCTAGGTTTTCTCGTTTAACTAAAGAATCAGCTAATTCATCAGCACTCATTCCTACTGCTTTAGCTAATGCCTCTTGTTGGATAACATTCATTTTAGAAAAATCAGCGGCTGTGCCTACTTGACTAGCAATTTCTTCCATTGCTGCTGCTGAATCTCCATTTAGGGCTAATGCTCTAGCTCTTTCTAAATTTAATTCTTTACCTGTTAATAATTCTGCACTTAATTCATTTTCAATAGATTCTTCAAAGTTAAGTAATCCTTCAGCAGCTTTTTTAGCTTGTTCTAGGCTTATTCCTAATTTTTGAGTTTGAACTACTGCTTTTGCTATTAAAGCTGGGTTATTGGAGTATTGGAGTCTTAATTGGCCTGAAACTTTTGCTACTTCTCCTATAACTTTTTTATTGTCTAACTGGATACCTGTTTGTTTAGCAAGGGAGGAGGTTTGTTTAATAATATCTTTGGTTACATCTTTAGCAGATTTTCCAGAAGAAAGCATAAACTGTTGTAAACCGGCTGCCTCTTCACCAGAAAGACCCATTTGCTTAGTAAGTAAAATCTGATCTTTGAGTTGCTGTTCAGTAAATCCTCTAGTTGCTCCGGTAGCATCGGCTAATTCAAGTTGGGCTGTTACTAAATTTGTGGAAGTTTCAAATATATTTTGACTTGAATTTTGAATTTCAGCAAATCTATTTCGTACTCCCTCTGCTTCAGTTTTCGAAACAGCCATGGATTTTGATAAATTTGTAACCTCAACATCAACCCTAAATCCTAAGTCTAATAATGCCTTAAATCCTTTTACTAACAAACCAGTAAGTACTAACGGGTCTTTTAAACTAGTTAAAAGAGATTTACCCATACTTCCAAAAGCAGCACCCATTACTTGGAATGCATTTCCTCCTTCTCTAGCTTTATTTTTTGCAGCTTCTAATGCTTCATCTGTTTTTAATAATTCTCCAACTATAGGGATTTTGGACATTCCTTTTAAAAGAACCCCAGTTATGCCTATGTTTTTGCTTATTTTTTCTCGAAGTTTATCTTCCTCTTGAATTTTTTCAACTATTTTACTTTCAACGCTGAATTTATTCTTTGCTGCTTCTAATAGGGCACGTTCTTCATCTTCTAATTTTTGTTTGAGTGATAATTCTTGGGCAATTATTTTTAAATCTCTTAAGTTTGCTTCTGCTTTGGAACGAAGAGTTTTTACTTGTTTATCAGAAAGTTTTGAAATTTCTTCTTCATTATTTTGAAGTTGTTCAGCAATATTTAAAAGACTTCGATATTCTTTTTTTGCCTCTGTTATTTTATTAACGTTAATGCCCAGTTCTTCTCCAATGGATTGAAGAGTTTTTCTTAGATTAGCAAAGCTGTCTTCAATATCTTCGGCTGCTTTTTTAGGATCTGGTTTAGCCATTTAAAAATATTTTATTATAAATATGAAAAGCCCACGTTTTTATTTAAATTTCGTGGGCCTTTTATGTCCTTGAGAAGCTTGAAGGAAATCAGGTGCATTTATTTTACCTGTGGAATCAATTAAGGTTTTTCTTCCACTTTGTTTGTTTTGATTATTTTCAGATTGCTCGTTTTCTTCTTTATAAAACTTTTGAAGTTCATTAAAAGTAAAACGTCTTAGCCAAATAGGCATATTGTAAACAGTATTCCAATCATATCCTCCTTTACCATGGAATACAATTTCATGAATTTGTTTAAATAAGGCAGCTCTAGCTTGGGGGGCTATATCAGAAGTCAGGCCAAAAAAAGTTAATCCCAATTGGAATATTGACTCGATCTCCCCCTTCACTGGGAAAGAAAGACAGATCTACATCAGGTTGTAGTTCTTTAATATGTTCCCTTAATGCTTTAGAGTCTTTAGCTAAAAGATAATTATCAACAAAATCACGAATATCTTTTTTCTCACTAGATCCTTCAACAGATGTAATAATATATTTTAGTCTTGTAGTTAATTCTGGGGATGAGTCTTTATTAATTTTCTTAAGTCCTTCTAGTTCTCGGTTAATATCCTGTTCATCTTTATGTGTTAATAAACGGAACGTTATGTGATTACCCGAGTGGGGTAAAACAAATTCAAATGTATTTGTTTTGCGTGCCTCTATTTCTGGGTGGATTGGTTTATTTTCAATCGTGGTTAGATCAACTGTATGTTCTTGTCCTGAGTATTCAAAAGTATAATCTTTACCATATCCTAGAATTCTAGCAGCCACCATAATGGCATTTTTGTCTCCAATTAAAAGTTCATCATAGTTAACTTTAGATACTACTAATGATTTCAATAGTTTATCTAAAACTGTTCCATTTTTAATATATGATTGGTTTGTGAGGATATCTTCTTCACGCGCTGTCATATATTTCATTTCAACTGTTCCTTTAGCTAGTTCGGAATCTCCAGGATAAAGTAAACCTTTTGAAGGCAATTCGATTGTTTCGGTTGGGATTTTAAATTCACTCATAAATTGTATTTTGTTATAACTTTGTTTATCATATATAAATATATGAAAAGATAAGAAGCCTACCTAAACTAGGCAAGCTTCTCTAAAAAATAAAGGTAAAATATTAGAAGTTCAATACACAGTAGTCTGGCTGGATAGTCATTGAGATATTTGTTGCTGTTCCATCATCATCCCAGTTATAATCTCCGAATGTTGCTTCTGTAATCATGGCTCCTTTAACTACCCATTCAGAAACGATATCTCCAACTGGTCCTAAAATGTTAAATGTAAGATCCTTTTTATAGAAATCAGAGTAACCATCTCTACCAGTTACTGATTCGTGGTGTAAACGAACCCATTCCATTACAGCTTGTGCACCTGATGGTGTAATAGGATCAAACAATGTGAACGCGATAGTGTTCCATTTTGTTTTTCCTTTCACAAAACGTTGAACGTTGATGTGGTTAAGAGCAACTGCTGTTTGAGATAATGATACAGCACCCATTCCTTTTACCATATATGAAGGAATACCATCAATATAGAGGATAAAACGGTTGGTTTGTTTTGGTTCAAACGCTGTGTAAAATATTTCGTTCGGATCTAGAATTGCCATTTTATTTTATTGTTTTGTTTTGTTATACATATTTAACTTTTCAACCTTTTATCCTGGGAATTGAGCTCCCGTAGGTAACAAGATAAAATCAAGTGCTATAAATTCTGCTGTGCGAGACGGTTGAACATAAATCTGACCAACTAACTGATTTCTATCAATTACATCTGGGCTATTATTAGTTTCATCCATAATTACTCTAAACGCATATAAACCTTGTTTTTGTTGGATGGCTTCTAGGTATGGGTTTACTCGGCTTAAGAAATTATTTCTAGTAGTAGTTGTGTTTTGTTCAAACACTAGAGTATCTGCAATTTGAGAAATATATGATTTTAATTCAATCATTGTTCTTCTTACATTAACTCTATCTAAAGCAGAAGCTCCTTTTTGTAAAGTTTTCTGTCCAAACACTGACACTCCAGTTCTAGGGAATGTAGCAATTGGGTTAATGTTTGCTTCATATAATGTATCTCTATCACCTTGGGATAATTTCAGTTTTGCCTTTAATACATTACTTAATCCACCACGGTTAATACCAGCAGGTGCAAACCAAGGAGCAGCTACTTTATCGTTGTAAGCATATACTCCAGGAATCAATGTTGAAGCTGGGACAAACACTTGTTTTCCTGTAGCTGGATCCTGGATAAACACCCAAGGCCAGTAAGTAGCAGCATATGATGTGTTGCGGGACTGAGCATTATCAGTAGCATCTACAATAGTTCCAGTATATTCTACCATATCTACTACATAAATATTGTCTCCTCTGTTTGTTGTATTATTGATAATAGAAGATACTGTTGAAGTATGTAATGAATTTAACAAACCTGGGGTTGATAAGATATTAAATTGGTAATCGTCTTTATTAGCCATTAAATTAACCATATTGGTATAATCTGAGGCTACTACTCCTTGGGTTTGGACATCAATTGCTTCATAAAAATTAGCTCCTCCTGCTACTGATCCTACAGCACCACCAAATGCTCCATTAGCATTAGCTGGGATAGAACCTGTAAATTGTGGTTTAGGAACTCCATTGTTATCAAAATAGTTTGGAGTTAAAAATAATGGGTTGATGTAGCTAACTCTAACATATCTTGACTTATTAGAATAAGTTCCTGAAAGTACATCTATTTGATTTGATGCTGGATCGTATCCAAGATTAATATCACCTATTACTTTAGAGATGAATCGTGGAGAGTTAGGATCCAAATTAACATTGTTCCATGATTCTAAAATAAGTTTATCTGTATCTTTATCATTTCCTTGACGGATAAGAACATTGAATGTTCCTGTTCCTGTATTGGTTCCTGTAATTTCCCAACGCAAATTATCCTTACTTCCAGAAGTATAAGATCCGCTTACTACTGGAGAGTCACTATTCATAAGGGCACCTTCAGAAATGGTTTCTAAAGTAAGTACATTAGCTGTTCCTAAGTATGCTGGATCAACATATCCTGCAACTACATAAGAAGCATTATTAGTAACTAATGATGAAGTTGCAGGAGAATATGTTCCTGATACTACTCTAGCTACTACTAATGAAGTTCCTCCATTTTGGAAATAATTGTATGCAGAGATAGATGTTAAATAAGAATAGGTATTACTTCCGCTAAGTAATACATCACCAAATCGATTTACATAATCTGCATAAGAAGTAACAAGTGTTGGGATTTCAACTGGTCCCTTAACTGTTGGTCCTATAATTGCTGCCCCTGCTTGAACAGGTTGAGCAAATAAGAAAGTATTGTCTATTTCACTTGTAGTTACTCCAGGGGATACTGAGAAGTTTGCCATTTTTTAATTAGTGTTTTGTTTTGTTATAAAT